GCTTTCACCTTGTAATTTAACTTCGCTTACAACATTGTCTTTAGTTAATAGTAATTGTGATGAACCAGTACCTTCAATAATAACTTTGTATTTACCTTGTGTGTAATTAAAAATTGCTCTCATTGGTACTAAGAGTTCTCTTACATTTTCTAATACTTTCTTTTCACTATCTATAACTGCATTTGTTTCAAATAAGTTTATATCGCTTGTAGCACCAGAATAAGGAGTTACTTGTGTGTCGCAGGTATTTGCAGAAGTTTTAAATGAATCATAATTAGTTTCAAAAGCATCATTAGGTAATCCTTTTCCATATCTGCTATTTCTTAAATAATCTAAAAGAACTAAAGATGAGTTAGCTGAATAAGCCCAAGTAGTAGCATCATCTTGTCTATGTGAACCAGAACCACCTTTAGTTGTGTCTAATCTAGGGTCATAAAGCTTCTTACCTCTTACAGTTACTCTAACTTCTGGTAATCCATTAAAAGCATCTTGATTCCATTTAAACCTTAAAGCAACATAAGCAAGACCAGATAGTTTATGATCTGAAGTCCAGTTAGTTGTTTCGTCAAGCAAAGAAGAAGCTGATTGATTGTCTAATCCAAAAAATCCTTGAATAGATATTAAAGATTCGCCACCTTTATAAAAGTTAGTATCTGAACTAGATACACCTCTTAATGTTCCATTAGTTAATGCACCATCAAATGTTACTAATTTATCATCTACATAAACTTCATCTATTGCTGTAATTCCTGCCCCACCACCTTCGCACAATACTCCTGCTACATAAAGATATTGATTATCTGCCCCTGAAGATTCTACAAATACTCTAGTTAAACCAACTTGTCTTTTACCATAAACAACAGGAATAGGATTGTTGTTAGAATCTTTATTTACTAATGTTCCTTTAGCTTCATCAAAAGAACTTTGTCTTGGTGCTTTTGGTTTAGGTGCAATAATATAACTTATCGCAGTAGTTATTATGGTAGTTATAATTGCTGTTACTATTGCTTCACCCATTTAAATATGAAACTCCCTTTTAAATTTTTCTGATCTTCTATAAATTTGAAAGTCTTTATCTGCTCTAATCCATTTAACAGATTCATTAACTTCAATTTTATCTCTAAAATAATCTTTAACCCACTTCATAATTTCTTTAGCATTACTCTTAGCCACAACTTGCATAACCCAAATATTATCTCCACAATTCCATTCATTAGGTTTTAGTTTACCAATAAGTTTAAATCTTTGTTCAACATTATCACTTAGGTAAGCCCAATTAGTAAATCCAACATCTTCATTTCCTATTCTGTGAATTTGGTACTGATCTAAGTTTACTGATGGAGTAATCATTTCTGTTAATTGTTGATAAGTAAATTTGTCATATTTAGGAAACTGTCTATACAGATGAACTATTCTATATAAGTCGTTCATTAAGCTGAACCCCACTTAATCTTCTGTGCAGTCTTACTTGCAAACTCCATTCCTTTATCATTAGGGAAATAAAGTTTCTGTGAGTTCTCGGCAGTTCTTCTTCCTGAAGTCTTTTCAAAATCTGCCCAATGAGAAGTTATAATTACATTGATTGAAGATGTTGTTGCATTTTCTTCAAGAGCAAAGTTAGATATTCTTCCATCAAATAAAAGAAATGGGTCAGCTATTAGTGCCTGACTATCATTTAAAAAACCTCTATAAACTTTAGCAGGTTTATTCATGTAGTTATTATTAAGCAACAAAGAAATTATTGTTAAATCTGCACCTGAAAATTTAAGTGTTAATGTATTAACTGAAACGTCAGCAGTTTCTTGAACTTCTGAACTTCCTAAAAATAATGATGAAGCTGTATAAGTATTTCCATCATAAGTTAAATCTTTATAATGATCTGTGTAATATGTGCCAGTAGATATTCCAAGATAAACAAGTTCTACTGGATTAAGTTTATTAGTAGCTATCTCGGCTATAACTCCAGCAGTTAATGATCTTGTCATTACAGTACCTCTATTAAATCAATTTCGTATTGAAAGTAGTTTTCTGTACCGATTGTAAATTCTTGAATATCTCCAGTAAGTCCGACTGTAAAATCTACATTAGAATAAATTAATACTGCATTGTCAGCTACGTTTGCTCTTAATGGTGGTTCAAAGGTTAATGTTCCTTGACCAGAACCATTAGAAGATACATCAGCTACAACCATGTAAACTTTTGATTGTCCAGTAAATCTAAAAAAATCTCCTGCTTTAAAAACACCTGAAGTGCTATTAGCCATTCCATCTATTGCAACAGAATTAACTCCTGCACTTATAGCACCATTAACACTTATAACTCCTGATGCCACACCTAAAGCATCATCAACACTTGGTGGAGTATATTGGAATGATTCCATTTGTGATCTTTGTTTCATTATGAAAGCAAGTATTGGTGCAAACTCAGTTCTAGTCATAACTGGGAATCTAAGTCTTAATCTAAATTTCTGTCCATCAATTTGTCTTGCTTGTCGTCTCCCAGATGCAGTTGTAGTTACAATAGTGTTTTGATTTGTGCTTATCGCTACATCTCTAGGTGCTGGACTTGAAGGGAATGTGCCACTCATACTACGTTAGATTTTCCTTTTTGATTAGCACCTTGATTAACTAAGTTAATTATAGTTGCTCTATTATCAATTAATAATTCTTTTATACCTCTAACATCATTTGCTTGAATATTAAATGTTATATTATTTACACCTGAACCCATATCGTGATTAGGTACAATAGTTCCACTTGTTGAAGGCACAAATAATTCTCTACCACGTTCTCCGACTGTGTATGGAGTTCCAGCAGTAACAGCACCACCTTCTGCTTTAAAAAAAGAACTAACAATAGCAGATATTATTTGACCTTCAGCAGAACCACCACCCCCAGAACTTGCTCTAGCTTGTGCTTCTTTTTCTTTTGTAATTAATTTTTCAATAGATAGATTTCTTAACAATTCTACACCTTGCCTAAATAATTCTATTGTTTTAAGTTGTTCTAAAAGATATTGACTTGCTAATCTTAATAAAATTTCTATTTGTGTTGAGAGTATTCTTATCAATGCTTTTTGCACAGCATCTTTAAATGTTTCAGCTAATGATTTTCCTAAAACAATAAATTGTGCAAGTCCATCAGCTACATCTTTAAGTATTTGACTAAAGTTTTGAACAATAATTCCAGTAGTGTCTTTAACTTTATTTAATTCAGTCTCATTTAAAGTTTTGAATTTGGCAACTATTTCATCTAACAAATATGATTCTTTTTGTTTTAAATCATTTAATGCTTTTTGTTGATCTAAATATAATTTTTGTTGTTCTATTCTCTCTTTTGACTTTTGATTAATTTTATCATTGATTTGAAACTGATTAAATAAACCTTCATTTTGATTCTCAATAGTTGATTCGTTGTCTTTTGAGACTATTCCTAAATCTTGTAATTCTCTTTTAATTTTTCCATAAATTGTAGCACCAGCTAATATAGCTACTTGACCTTTTCTTCCAAGTAATAAGAAACCAATAAGACCAATTTCTTGAACCTCTTTAGGAAATAATTTTAAAAATGAATATAAATCTTTAAATGCTTGAACTGTAAAATCAAATATAGGTTTAGTTAAAGCTATTATTGTATCTGCAAAACCTAAAAAATTTTGTATAATTTCTTTTGTAGAATTTGCAAAACTAGTTACAAACTCTTTTAACTGTTCAGGATTATCTTTAATTATATCTGTTATTGCATTTGTTAAATCAGTAAAAAAATCTAATAACCCTGCTTGTGCTATTGATTCTTTAATATTTTTTACTGCATTAAAAAATCTATTAGTTGCACCTTCAAAAGTATTTGCAAAAGCTACACTTGCTAAACCAAATCTACCATTAGCACCAAATACTTTTAAAAATTCTTCTACTGCAACTTTTGGCTCTCTTTTGACTCCATCAGTAAAGCCAAGTATGCTTTCAAGACCACGTCTTTTTAATTCTCTAGTTCCTTCTATTCCATTAATAGATAAATTATTAAACTCTCTTGATAAAGTTTCTAAAGGTATATTTAAAGCTACCGAAGCATTTTGAATAGCTGTTAATGAACTTATAAGTGTATCGCTATTTTTTGTTAATGCAAATATCGCACTAGCTGATTGTTCTATTTGATCTGCTGGTAATGGTGAATTAGCAATAAACTTTTGTAAGGATTCAAAAGATTTTCTACCCTCATCTATTGAAGGTGCTAATTGTATAAATTGATTTCTTAATTTTTCTGCTTCTGAACCTGCTCTTAAAATACCTCTTATTGTAGCACCAGCACCAATACCTATTAAAGCATTTTTTAAATTAAATATATTATTCTTAACTTCTGTAAATGCTTTAGAAGCATTGTCTATGACATTAAGTTTTATATTTAGTTGCTGATCTGCCATAATTTAGTTTCTCACGTTCTGCCTTCACTTTAAAGTAAGCTATCCAATAGTAAAATTCGTCTTGTGTCATACACAAAACTTCTTCCATACTAAGTTTTAATTCTTGACCCAAAGCAAGTATGGAATACAACTCAGAATCAAATCTTACTTTTTTTCAGCTTCCTCGTAAGAAACACCAGCTAACATTTCTGTTGCTACTCTAGCTATAACATTTGCATCAGCATTATTCAATAATGTTAGCTTGTCATCTAGCTTAAATATTTTATTTCCTTCTGAGTCTTTAGCTTTTAAAACGATTGCATCTACTAATACTCCTAGATCATCATTCTTAGCACCTTTAAATAGGTTTCTTTTTTCACCAAGTGTAAATGGTGAGCAATATATTATTAAAGGTTTGCCTTCCTCGCCCCACTCAGCAACCTCAATCTTTTTAATTCCTAAAGATTCAAATTGTGCCTTCACTCTATCTATTACGTTCATATCTTCCTTTTTTAATTAATTATTGTGTTGATAATGTTAATGCACCAGTACCAGTAAATGTCATTTCAGCTTCTACCATTCCATCAAAAGATGCTGATATATTATAAGCTGTTACTATTGCAGAACCTTCATAAAATTTATCTCCAGTACTTGCACCTTCTGGGAAAACTTTAATTGTTATTGAACCACCTACAACTAGTAAAATTTGTCCTGCATCAGCTTCATCAAAAAATAATGATGCTGAACCAGAAAAACCTTTTAAACCAGATTTATAAGTTCTTGTTGTATCGCCTAATGAAGTATCTTCAATAGTGTCAGATGTTTGCTCTAAAGTATAACTTCTAAGTTCGCCAACAGTTGTTGTGCCAACTTTTATTACACCTTCTGAGCCAGTATGTGTTGCCATGTTTGTTTCCTTGTTTGTTTATGTTAAGGAGTGCCAGAAGTGTATTGATACATAACTCGCACCACCATTCTGATACCACCTATTGGGAATAAAACTCCTTCATCAGTAGAAACTTCTACTACCTGAGTTTGTTTTGCATACCCACCACGTGTTCTATCAGAATTTAGTCTAGTTTCAATCGTTGTAATTAATTCGTTTCTTTTTGTGTCAATATTTGTTGGAGTTCCTTTAACATAACCAACGATTACATAATCTGCTACTGCTTCTCTTAATGCACTTGTAAAACTTATTGTTTGATCTGATCTGGTTTCATTACCAGATTGTACGAAACAAGCTGGATATTGTTGTTCAGATAACTCATCAACATTAAAAGGTTCTCTAGTAACCTTCTTTAAAGTTATAGGAGATGTACCAGTTGAAATTGCTGTTATAATATTAGATGCTATATCTTCTCGTTTACTCATTTAATTATACTTAATTTTTGAAATTCTTTCATAAATACATTTATAATTGGTCTTTGTTCTCTTTCACCAATAGCAAAGAATTTTCTTTTCTTTTGGTTACCAACAGCTTTAGTATTTTCAAATTTATTAGCAAAGTAAATAATAGCTTGGGTTGGTGATGACTTTTGAGTAATGTTTGAAAGCATATTACCAAAAAAGTTTAAATCAACTTTGTTATTTTGTTTGCCCATAAAACTTCTATATTCTTTGTAACCACCTTGAAATGTTTTATAAGTTGGAGTTGCTGATCTTGGAGTAATGTTAAAAAAAAATGGTTTAGTTGAATAAGGTGGAAAAGCATCACCATCAGCATTTATTCCTCTTTGAGTTCTTTGTTTTATAATACCCATTAAGAACTCAGCAGTTCTTCCTAATGCAGTCTTAACTATTTGTGGTTGTTCTCTTACTTGTTTTTCAAAGTTCTTAGCAACTTGTAA